GGATGAGCACAGGACCCCGCCCCAGGAGCCCGAGCCGCAGCCGGAGCAGACTCTGCCGAAGGGGGCGTATCGGTTATGACGGAGAAACAAGAAACCTCCGCACACTTGGATGCACAACTGGGCGTGATCGGTTCTCTGCTGCTGGATGCAGACAAGTGTGCGGGGGAGGTTTTCCTTCGCACCAGGGAGGAGCAATACACCGGGGAATACAAAACCCTGTTTGCCGCAGCGAAACGGTTGTACCAAGAGGGGCGTCCCATTGACCCGGTGACTGTCCGTGGGATTGCCGGGGAGGAGTACACCAACCTGATTCTCCAGATCATGGAGCTCACGCCAACCGCAGCCAACTGCGGCGCTTATCTTGATCTCCTGGTGGAGCAAGCACAGGTTTCCAAAATGCAGACCTTGGGGCTGGCATTGGCAAGCTGCAAGAGTGCCGAGGAGGCAAAGCACCTCATTGAGGAGGCTAATCAGGTTGTCGTACAGAGGGCCGCGCTTCGGGTGGTCTCTGCCGAACAGGGGCACTTGGAGTTCCTTCTCAGGCAGGACGAAAAAGTGTCCTATATCCCCTGGGGATTCCCCAAACTGGACGAAACAGTTTTGTCCACACTGGGAGACCTGGTGATTTTGGGAGGGCGTCCAAGCGCCGGGAAAACGGCGCTCTCCCTCCAAATGGCGTGGGAACAGGCCAAGACACAAAAAGTAGGGTATTTCTCTTTTGAGACCAACCCGGATGAGGTTTATGACCGCCTGCATGCCCTGGCTGTTTCGGTGGATTCGGTCAAAATCCGAAAGCGAACCCTGGACCAGGATGAGATTGCCCGAGTCATTCAATCCAGAAAGGAATTCACGACGCGGAGCATTGACGTGATTCATGCCTCAGAGATGTCTGTGGCAGATGTCCGCAGTGTAACTGTGGCCCGAGGCTATCAAGTAGTCTATGTGGACTATCTGCAAATCATCAACCCGGAACACAGAACACGGCAGGGAGACCGATTCCGGGATGTCACGCAAATCTCTATGGACCTCCATCGAATGGCGGTCTCTCTCGGAGTACTGGTGGTGGCATTGTCTCAGTTGAGCCGCCCTGACAGGAGTGCAAGGAGTAAAGTGCCTGACCTTTATAGTCTCAGAGAATCGGGACAAATTGAGCAAGACGCGGATGCGGTCTTTCTGCTTTATCTCAACGAAGAAGCCATAGAAGATGCTCCCAGAGGCTCCCCGCCGCCAACGCCGCCCAGGACGCTGCGAGTTGCCAAGAATAAAAAAGGATTCTCTGGCGGCTACATTGAGTTGGACTTTGACGGGGCAACGCAAACCTTCCATGCGTTATCTCCAAAGTCCACGGTGCAGCGAGACCTTGTAGACGCGGGGAAAGCGGCAAAGCAGAAAAACCGGTGCAGCACCCAAGGAAAAGTTGTGTCATTCCAAGAGATCACTGGAGATGATCCCGACTTGCCGTTTTGAGAGGAGATGTATGGCATGAGCAAGAACCCCTATTGGAGAGGCATCAAAAGAGTGGCGGAAAAACAACGGGCCAGAGGGGGCAAAAAATACGGGTCTGGAACGGAGGATAACCCTGCGGATATCCGCGGAAAGCTCACGTACATAGAGGAGAACCTGCTTGACGTGCTGATGTATTGCGAATGGATGAAAGCATCCGCAAAAGACCATGAGCTGTCGATTGAAAAAGGCATCGCCGCCAAAATTCTTGTGGATTTAGAAGAACTTTCCTGCAAATGCCCACGATGCTGCCAGGCGGAATGGCTGCAAAATGGAAGCCGCCAAAGTAACCGTTATTGTGGTTATTGCGGGCAGAGACTTTTGTGGGATGCGAACAGAAAGGAGGGAACCCCATGACAAGAAAAGAAATTCTCGCCGCTGCGGAGAAGTGCGTGTGTGGAGATCGGGAGCAGGATCACGGAAGCCCAGAAAACAACTTCCGTTTGATTGCGGAATTCTGGCACACCTACCTCAGTGCGAAGTGTGTTGCCGCTGGGGTCCATGTGCAGTTAGAGCCGGAGGATGTGGCGGCCATGATGGCCTTGCTCAAGATTGCAAGGCTTATGAGCAACCCTGAGCACGCAGACAGTTGGATTGATGGTGCGGGTTATCTGGCTTGCGGCGGGGAAGTGGCGACGCTGGAGGCAAAAGGTTGAGTATCCCCAAAGGAATGTTTACCAGCGCAACGGATCTCTGGGAAACACCGCAAGCATTTTTTGACCAACTCAATGCAGAGTTTTGTTTTACGCGGGACACGGACACCAGGTTGGTTAATCTTTAATAGGAAATAGTTTTCTACACATTCCTCTCTGGATGAGATGTCAAAGCCTACCTTTTAGAGATCGTAAGGCAGAGCAGCCTGGAGAGCATTGCTTTTGTAAGAAAAACATGTTGTACCTTGAGAATCTTATATTGGACTGACGAAGGGTGTCTGTTAGGTGTACACCTTTACAGAAATATCTTGACATTATTGTACGGGCAGGAAGTGAGGTGACTGTATGCCCGAAAAACAAATGGGGAGGCCGCCAAGTAAGAATCCTAAAAAAGTTCGCTTTGAAATTCGTTTAACAGAACAAGAGGCTGCATTGCTAACAGAGTGTGCAGACCGTTTGGGATGCACACGGACTGATGTGCTGAACTTAGGCATTCAAAAGGTAAAGGCCGACCTGGACAAAAAATAAGGCATACCCGCCCACTCTCACAAAGTTCACGGATATGCCTTGCATCAAACCACAAGGGCTTGATAAATTTTATCATATCAAGCCTTCCGTGGAAAATCAAGTGGAGGTTTCATCCATGAATGAAATTGCAAAACAGCTGGACTATAATGGAAAAGTTGTGAGAACCGTAGAACAAAACGGGGAAATCTGGTGGGTTTTAAGAGACGTGTGTGTAATCTTGGGATTGAGCAACCCTACTTCCGTTTCAAACCGCTTGGATGATGATGAAAAAAGAAGGGCAGAATTTGACCCTAAATCTGGCTTAGGGTTAAGCCATAATGGGTACACAACCATTATCAACGAATCTGGACTCTATTCCGTTCTGCTCCGATCGGATAAACCGGAAGCCAAACCTTTCAAACGCTGGGTAACCCATGAGGTGCTTCCCAGCATCCGAAAGACAGGCGAATACCTCTCTCCCCAGGAGACAGAGAGGAGAAAACGCTTCCAATTCGTGGATACCCCTGAAAATCCAGAAGCACAAAGTATCCTGGGAGAAATGAGGGAACTGGCAATTTCGGTCCAAGTGATGCTGAAGCAATACAACTGTTACCGGCAGGAGGAGACGCAACGAGGCTATGCCCAAGTGCTGGAGAGCCTCTGCGGAAGGTTGTATAACCGAAGCGCAGACTTGGGCAGGGTCAGGTATAAAACGGTATATCGTCCTTGTTGAAAAAGTCTTCGTCAGTCTGATATAGGCTGGCGAAGATTTTTTATAGAATGATGGAAATGGAATTTCGCAAAGGAGGAAGACCCTTGAGTAATCCCTGGATTTGTGTCCGCCAAAGGGCTGGACCACTGGTCAAGGAATGCCGGTACCAGCGCCCCACACTGCGGAAGGGGGACCTGCCCAGTGTACAGCGGGAGAAACAGAAGATCCTCAGCATGACCAAAGGGGCCCTATTCCGACGAACCCCGGAGGACCGTCTGGAACTGATGCTTGGCCTGTTCGGCTGGGGGGCGACGGTCTACACACTGACCTTTAACGATGCCCAGCTGCCCCGCAGTTTCCAGGGGGTCCGCCAGGTTTGGCGGAACTTCCTGGGCGCTATGCGCCGGTGGCGGAAGGATTCTTTTGATTATGTCTACGCGATAGAGGGCCGCCATGGGGACAAGCGTTTCCACATCCATTTGGTTTTGCGGGATGCGGATTTTACCCTGGAAGAGGTTCGCTTCCTGTGGCCCGGAGGGTTTGTGGACGGGGAACCTTTGCTCCAGGGCCCGGAGGACAGTTTCCGCCGGATGGCGCGCTACTTGGTCAAAGAACGGCATGATGGATGGGTGATCCCCTTGGGGGCTCGAACCTGGGTGGCCTCCCGGTCTCTCTATGGGAAACTGCCGGCGGTGGAGAAATGGAGGACAGAGGATGGCAATATCCCCGTGCCAAACCAGGCCACCTGGGCTGAGGAAAATTGCACAAAGAATCCCTTTGGCGCGTACCACTACGCTGCCTATATCACGCGGTATACATACAATAACGCGCGCGTGCGCGCGCGACATAGACTTGAAATATAGGCGCTGCTTTAGACAACAGTGTAAAAAAGGAGGGAAACGTATTGCGAACCACGGAAAAACATGGTAAACTGTTGGCAGTGAGAAACGGGTGGCTTGTATGCCCTGTATGCAGACGGAACAAACGTCTTCTGCATGTGTTGCCGGAGACGACGGCAGAGAACTTGGAGGTCTTCTGCCGAGACTGCAAATCCACCCTAAAAGTTGATATTTCGATAGGCCAGAGCGTAGAACGCCGGAGCCAGTGATTACACCCTTGCAGGTGGTTACTGGTTCCGGCGTTTTTTGTTTTGCATATCTCCAGGAGGTGACAGCCCATGGCGAAGCGAAGCCTAAAACCCTGCCGGCATCCAGGATGCCCGGAACTGACTCGGGACGGATGGTGCCCCAAGCATCGGCCTGCCCCCCGACAGAGCCGGAGAGGGGCCAGCGGGGCCTATCACAGCTGGTATTCCAAGGCCGTCTGGACCCAGGAACTGCGCCCGGCACAACTGCTGCGGGAACCTTTCTGCCGGGTCTGTGCGGCCAAGGGGTGGCGCACCCCTGCCACGGTGGTGGACCATGTTATCCCCTTCCGTGGAGACTGGGACTTGTTTGTCAGTCCGGCCAATCACCAGAGCCTGTGCAAGTTCCACCACGACCAGAAGACCGCCCGGGAACAAGCAGAAAGCAGGGGAAAAGAGAGCCAGCTTTGAGGGGGCGCCGCCGCGGAAGGCTACGCCTGCGCGGCCGGGTGTGGGCGAGTGTGTGTGCATACACCTGCGGGCGCAGGCACGGCGGCAAAGCCGCGGCCCTCCCCCCGGGTCGGAAAAGTTTTGGGGGATTCTCCCCAGACCTCGCTGCATCCTCGTTTGCGAGAAAAAGTCCCCCATGGAGAATTTGGAAAGGAGGTTTTGCCTGTGCCAGCCAACGTAAAGCGAAGTGAAAATTTAGAAAAACACCAGACCAAGGCGGAGATTCAGGCCAGGCAGGCAGCGGAAGCCGCCATCCTGCCGGACCGGGCAGGATGCCCCAAGCCGCCCCGCACCCTGAACAAAGACCCGGCGGCCAAACGGTATTGGAAGTCCATTCTGGAGAGGATGGAGGGCCTTGCCATTCTGGATGACCTGGATGGAGAGATGCTGGCGGTGTACTGCGCAGCCCTCTCCCGGCGGGATTCCCTCCACACCCTATGCCGGACGCTGATGGCGGAGATGGAACAGACTGAGGCCCCAGGTGAGCGGCTGGAACTGGTGAATAAGTTAGACACCATTCTTTCTAAGCTCCAGGCCCATGAAAAAATCCTGCTCTCCTTTGCGGACAAACTGGGGATGACCCCCGAGGCCCGGGTACGGCTGGCCCGGAGGCGAGCGGCCCAGGCGGTCCAGTTGGACCCGGACGGAGATCTGTTTGGAGACTGAGATGGCTGTCAGAAAGCAGAACGGCCTACACCATCCTGTCAGCGTCTATGCCAAGCAAGTGACCCGGGGAAGGCTCCATGACCTGTGCTGCCCCTATGAGATCAAGGCCTGCCAGCGGCATTTGGATGACCTCAAGCGCCAGGGGACGGAAGATTTCCCCTATGTCTTTGATACCACCCGGGCAGATCGGATTATCCGGTGGTTTGGGCAGTGTATCCAGACCCGGGGGGTGGAGCATGGCCAGCCCATCCAACTCCAGCCTTGGCAGGTGTTTGACCTGGGCTGCACCTATGGTTGGGTCCATAAGGAGGACGGGGCCCGGCGGTTTAAGCGGACCTACAACAAGCGGGCCCGAGGAAATTTTAAGTCCACGGAAAAATCCGGGCAGGCCCTTTATCACATGTGCGGGGACGTGATGTACCCACCCTATCAACCGGAAGCGGCAGTTTTTGAGATGGAGCCGGAAATTGATTGTGCCGCCGTGGACCGGGGGCAGGCCATGCGGGTCTTTGGAGATGCCAAAAAAATTGCCCAGGCCAGCCCGAACATTGCCAAACGGCTTATCATCCCCCGATCCAACCCGGTGGTTCACAAGACCCGAGGAGGGTATATGCGGGCCCTGTCCAAGGACACCAAGAACAAGGACTCCGGCGCGCCCAGCTATTTTGTGGTGGACGAATACCATGCCCACCCCACCTCAGAGATCTATGAGATCGGTGTGGACTCTTTCGGCAAGCGGCCCCAGTCCCTTTTGGATGTGATTACCACCGCGGGCGACGACGCCCAGAGCAAACCTTGCTATACGGAAGAGACCTATGCCAAGCAAATCTTAGATGGGGACCGTCGGGACGAAACCTATTTTGTCATGATCCGGGAGCTCCCGGTGGGAGAGGCCCCCCATAACAAGTCCCTATGGTTGTGGGCGAATCCGTGTCTGCGGTATCCGAACCAATACAGCAAGTATCTTCTGGACCAAATTGAAGCGGAACATACCGCGGCGTATGGGTCCAATGACCCACACAAAATTCGGAAGTTCCTCACCCGCCGGATGTGTCAGTGGCAGACCGGAAGCGTCAACCGCTATTTGGACGAACACTGCATGAGGCTGGCCCGGGAGGCCATGATCCCCCGGGAGGCATTTGCTGAACTGACGGACGGGCTGGCCTGCTGGTGCGGGTTTGACCTGGGAAAGCGGATCGACCTGTCCGGGGTGGCTGCCGTGTTCCTGCTGGAGGATGGCCGGGTGGCCGTTAAAGCCCATGGATTCATGCCGGAAAATGGGGCGCAGCGGCACGAGCAAAGTGACCGAGTCCCCTATCTCTCCTGGGCCAAGGCGGGGTATTGCACCCTTACCCCAGGGGATGTGACGGACAACGGCTATGTGGACAACTGGATCAGCCAGGGGGAAGCGGACCACGATTGGGAGGTCCTGGAGGTGGACTATGACGGGCACAACGCCACAGATTTGGCCATCCGCCTTTGCGAGGAACGGAACAACGAGGACTTTTGCGTGGAAATTTCCCAGACCTGTGCCGGACAAAACCTGGCGGTAAAGACGTTCCGGGAATTGCTGCTGCAAGGGCTGCTTGTCCTGGAGGAATCCCCCCTTCTGCTTTGGTGTCTGGCCAACGCCATTGAGATCCAGAACAACTATGGAGACATCAAACTCTCTAAGAAACACAAAGATGACACCGAGCGGATTGACCCCGTGGCCGCGGCTATGAATGCACTGGCCCGGGCACTGGTCCAACGGGACAAGCATGACCTGTCCGCTGCTCTGGCCAGCGGTACATTTACCCTTTGATTCGGCCTTCTCCCGGGTGGTTACGGTACCCACCCCCATGAGATTCCTCCCTTTTTTGGTATGCCTGGGGCCGGGCTTTGCCCGGCGCCCGGGAGAGGGCCGAAGGGGGCAGAAAGGAAGCCTATGAAACGAAAACGATTTTTCCTCAGCCTGCTGGCAGATGTGATCTTTCTTTTGGGCCTGGCTGCCATTGTGGTGGGGATCGCCCTGGCGGGCCACGGCCCTCTGGCGGTCTGTGTGGCTGGGGCAGAAATGACGGTGGCGGGGGTTCTCCTTCGCTCCAGTCTGGAGCCCCGAGAGGAGGAAGGTGACGGCCTATGATTTTAGATGGTTTGGTCCGGCGGCCGGCCAGAGGGACCCCAGCAGGCCCCACCAACGCGGTCACGCTGGACGCGGTGGGGCTGACCGGTGTGGTCCAGAGCGGGGAGACCGCGGCCATGAAGCTGGCAGCGGTCAACCGGTGTCTGGAAGTGCTCTCCGATTCCATGGGGAAGATGCCTTCCTACGCCATGGTGCGTACCACCAGGGAGCGGGTCTATCCCCCGGTGCTGGAGCTTCTGAATCTCCGGCCCAATGAGGCCATGACCCCCTTTATCCGGCGGAAGATGCTGGAGATCAACCGGCTCACCAGGGGAAACGCCTACGACTGGGTGATCCGGGACCCCATTTCCATGGCCCCGGTGGAGCTGATTCCCTTGCCGGCGGAACTGGTGAGCCCTTGGCAGGACACCACCGGGCGGGTCTGGTATGACGTGACCCACCCCTACAACGGCGGCCGGATGCGGCTGCCATCAGAGGATGTTCTGCACTACAAGGGCTACACCCGGGACGGCCTGCGCTGCATTTCCGTTCTCCAGCGGGCGGCCCAGGTGATTGGGGCGGGACTCAGCGCCCAGGAATATCAGGGCAGCTACTATGCCAACGGAGGCCAGCCCTCTGGGGTCCTGAGTACAGAGGCAGACCTGGGCGGTTACGTAAAGGACAGGTCTGGGAAAAACACAGGCGTCCTAAAAAAGGATGCCTTGCGGAAAGAGTGGGAGAGAATTCACGTCGGCCCAGACAAGGCGTACAAAATCGCAATTATGGACCATGGGTTGACCTACACCCCCATCTCCGCCACCATGGCGGATGCCAAGTATGTGGAAAACCACGATGTCACGGTCCTGGATATCTGCAACTTCTTTGGGGTCCCGGCCTATAAAGTCAACGCGGGAAAACAGAGTTACAGCTCCAATGAGCAAAACGCCATTGAGTATGTGGTGGGGACCTTACAGCCCACCATCAACCAATACGAACAGGAACAGACCTGGAAGCTCCTGCTGCCCCACCAGCGAAGGGAGGGCCTGGAACTGCACCTGAACATGATGGTGGAACTGCGGGGGGACTTTGCCAGCCGTGCGAACTGGTACCGCACGATGACAGAGATCGGCGCGTACAGCGTCAACGATGTTTTGACCCACGAGGATATGCCCAACGTCCCCGGTGGGGAGAGTCGAAAGGCCTCCCTCAACTACGTCCCCTTGGAGGATTGGAAGGAATTAAGCAAACAGCGCAGCGGAGGTGGAATGTGAGAAAGCAGTTAAATGGTGAAGTGGTGGGAGACCAGGACCTCTGGCTCTACCAATTTTTTGAGGTCCCGGCCTTTTCTCCACAGACGATTCGTACCGCAGTGGAAGAGAACCCCGAGGGAGAAGACTTGGTCCTGGAAATTAACTCCGGCGGCGGGTCGGTTTTCGCCGGGTTTGAAATGTACAGCGTGCTTCGGTCCGCTGGCTGCCGGACGGTGGCGGAGGTGCAGTCCCTGGCCGCTTCGGCGGCCTCTGTGGTGATGTTAGGGTGCCAAGAGGTCCATGCCTCCCCGGTGGCCCAGGTGATGATCCACCTGCCCTCCATGGGGACCCAGGGAGACCGGTATGACCACCAGGTGAGTATTGGGGTCCTGGACTCCATTACCGAGTCCATTCTAAATGCCTACACCATCAAGGCCGGCCCCCGGTCCAGCCGGGATGAGCTGAAACGTTTGATGCGCACCGCGGCCTGGATGACCGCTCCCGAGGCCAAAGGCCTGGGACTGGTGGACAAGATTGTAGGGGAAGAGGAGATTGACCCCGCGGCCATTTTGAACAGCGCGGGGGGCGTGTGTCACGGCATTCGGGCACTGGCAGCTGTGGGGCGGCCGACAGCCGCGGAGCTATGGCAGCGGTATGCGGAGTTGGTGGCCCAGGGAAAGGCACCGGCCAGAGGCGAGGCCAGCCCCCCAGAAAACACGGAAGATCTCCAGACGGCGAAGGCCCGTCTGGAATTGGAAAAAATCAGATTTATAGGAGGCAGACAATGAAAGATTCTACCAGACAGAAATACATGGACGCCATGAACCGCCGGGCGGACTTGATTCAGCAGGCGGACGATGCCTTTTCCAGCGGAGAGGTGGAAAAGGGAAAGGAACTGACCACCAGCGCTGCCGCGCTGAACCCGGAAATTGAGGGGTATCAGGCACTTCTGGCACAGGAGGAAAAGTTTGCGGCGCCCCGCCCCGCCCCTCTGGATCGGGAGACCAGGGAGCGGGCGGAGGACCGGACGGAGACGCTGAAAAACGGCGGCCGCATTACCTTTTCCCCTGAGGAGGTCCGAGCGGCCCTGGGACTTACGATCCGCAACAGCACCACCCTGGGCACCGGCACCCTGGTGGAACCCACCCGGGTGGGCTCCACCATCCATGACAATGTGGCCCGGGTTTCCAGCATTGTAGATCAGGTCTATGTGCAGGATCTCACCGGCTGCCAGGCGATTCTGGAGCCCCTGCTGCTCTCTGACATGGAAGCGCAGACCGGCAAAGTGACCACCACGGCAGGCACAGCGCGAACGACTTCCGACCCCACTTTCTCCGCGGCAAAGATTGCCCCCTATGAGGCCACCGTGACTACCTTTGTGGACCGGAACCTTTCCAGACTGACGCCGGTTGCCTATGAGGAAAAAATCCGCTCCATTGCTATGCGCTCCCTGCGCCGGGCTGTGGCACAGCTGATTTACAACGGGGACGGCCAAGGAACGCCTGACATGTACGGCATCAAGACCGCCAAGGACACTGCTGGGACGGCACTGTTTAAGACGGTGAATGTTTCCTCCATTGCGGCGGGGTTCCTGGACAACATTGTTTTCGCCTATGGCAGTGATGAAGAGATCGGCGGGAATGCCCGGCTTTTCCTGACCAAGGCAGACCTGGCGGCCATCGGCGCCCTGCGGAACGCAGACGATAATAGGGTCTATGAAATTGTCCCGGACCCGGCCAACGCCAACACAGGACGCATTCTGGACGGCGGCCTCATCGTCCCCTATACCATCGGTTCCGCATTGACCTCTCTTTCTGCCTCAGAGGCTGGGGCTTCGGATATCCAGACCATGATTTACGGCGACCCCATGAACTTTGAGTTGGGGCTGTTTGGTGACTACTCCATCCGCATTGATGAGAGTGTCAAGGCGGTGGAGCGGATGAATGCGATCCTGGGAGATGTTATGGTGGGCGGCAACCTGATTGTCAAGGATGGCTTTGTGGTGGCCACCCTGCCCAAGAGCGGAGGCTAACCTATGAACATTTCTCTGGACGCGGTCAAATCCTATTGCCGGATTGATGGAGAGGAGGAAGATGCCCTCCTCCTCTCCCTGGTGGATGCGGCGAAGGATTACTTGGAGGGCGCGGGCGTTATGGAACCCGAGGCAGAGGAACCCCTTTACCTGTTGGCGGTCAAGGCGCTGGTCCTTCACTACTATGACCACAGGGGGCTAACAGAATCCGGCGCTCCCGGGGAGATCCCGGGTATCCGAAACGCCATTGTCCAGCTGAAACTCCGGGCGACCGCTGCCCGGGCCCTGGAGGGATTATCATGGCCTACCGGGTGAACCTGGCTTCGGACCTGCGCAGCCGGGCCGCCATCAAGCGTCTGGCCCCCGCCGAGGAGAAGGATGCCCTGGGACAGTACCCCGTGGTGGAGAAGACGGTGGCTGTCGTGTGGTGTGGGGTAACCCCCCAGACCGGGAGCCTGCTGACTGGCCGGCCGGCGGAAACCGTGCTCTCCCGGACCACCCACAAGGTAACCATCCGTTACCGGCCTGGGATCACGGCGGATATGTGGCTGGAGATCGGCGGCGAACCCTATGACATTCTGTATATTCTGGACCCCTATCTCCGGCATGAAACGCTGGAACTGTTCTGCGAGGTGAGAGGCGATGGCAGAAGCAACGTTTAATTCCAAAGATTTGGAAGAGCTGGCTCAAAACATGTACCGCACAGCGGAGAAGCTGTATCCGAAGGAGGTCAAACGATTCCTCCAAAAAGAGGGGAACAAAGGGGCCAGTATCCTACGAAAAAAGACCCGGGCTGCCACCAAAAAGAAGACGGGCAATCTGATCCGCGGCATTAAACGAGGTTCGGTCTATCAATATAAGGGCAGCTATCAGGTCCGGGTGAAGAACAACGCGCCCCATGCCCATCTCATTGAGTATGGACATGTCCTCTGGGTGAATGGAACCCAAACAGAGAAGTTCGTCCCTGGAAAGTACCCGTTGAAGAAAGCCGCGCCGGAGATCGCCGCCACCCTCACGGGAGACGTGGATGGTTTCGTGGATGATTTGATCTCGAAAGGATTTGGCCTATGACGGACATTGTTGATGTAATCCGGGCGGTTTCGGAGCTGGTGGAGCGGGTCTTCGGGGCTCCTCCCATCACCAAGGACATCACAGAGGGCTTTGATCTTCCCTGTACCTATGTGCAGCCCACGCTGATGCAGACATCCTTAGAGGGCGGTCTGCGGCACGATAGTTACTCCATTGAGATCATCCGGTTTGGCCCCCGTACCCGGGACGGTTGGTTGGGCCTGCTGGAGGCCCAGGCATCCCTGGCAGAGACGCTGGAAAATCCTATCCCCATCAGTAGCACATTCTTTCTCTACCCAGAGGAAGTGGACTTTGATCTGAGACGGAATGAAATGACGTTGATTACTTCATTTGATGTGGATATTTTCCAGATACGGCCGGAAATAGACGTGACAAAG